GGCAGCGATGCTGGCTACATCGCGCAGGAACATCCGTGGTGGGAAGGCCAAGCCTTCATGATGTCGGGCCGCATGTTCTTCCCGAACAAGCAACTTACGCAGTCTATGGATCGGGCCTACGGTTTGGGCTTCAAAGGTTATCGGTATAACCTTACGGATGACTTCCTCAAGACCGCCATCGAGCCGGTCAAGTCAAGCAAGATGGCGCAACTGCGAATCTGGGAAGAGCCCGACCCTGACGGCGTATATGCTCTGGGTGTCGATCCTGCTTACGGTAGCAGTATCGAGCGCAACGATTGGAACGACCGTTTCGCCATCCAAGTGCTGCGATGCTACGCCGACAAGGTCGTGCAGGTTGCCGAATACGCAGACGATAACCTCGCCCCTCACCAGTTCGCTTGGATCACGGCGCATATGGCAGGCTATTATCGAAACGTCCGCGTCGTGCTGGAGATCAACGGACCCGGAGTTCCCGTCTTTCAGGAACTAAAGCACCTGCGTCAGCAGATTACGCGCGGTGCCAGCGCCGAACGCGCCAAGGCGGCGGGCATCGACAAGATTTTCGACAACTGGAGTTGGTACCTCTACCACCGGCAGGACAGCCTTGGTGCAGGCTTCTTCCTGCACATGAAGACCACCAGCGAGACGAAGAACCAGATCATGTCCCGCATGAAGGACATGCTGATGCTGAACATGCTGGATGTCCGGTCGGTGCCGCTGGTCAACGAGATGGAGCGCATCGTGCAGGACGGAACGTGGATCGGCGCAGAGGGACGCGGCAAGGATGACCGCTGCCTTGCCTTTGCGCTGGCGCTCCGGGCGTATGACGACTGGCTGCGTGGCCCGCTGGTGGACGAAAACCGCACGCTGGAAAACGAGACAAAGCGATTGGAACAGCGCAACACTGTCGGCAAAGGCGTAACCTTTGGGCGGTTTGTCGTTGAGGACTTCTTTGCCCGCCAAGACAGCAAGCGGCGCATCGAGGCGATGGGCCAGAACGTGGACGAGCTAATTTACTAGGAGCAGACAATGGCGATCAGCAGGACATACGGTTGCAATGGCTGCGGCCTTACTTGGAAGCATATTCACATGGCCCGCAACGAACCCGCGCCCCGCTGCCCCAAATGCGCCGAACGCAGCCACCAGCAGATTTCCGCTCCCGGCATTAACCGGGGTGCTGCACCATCTACCTCAATCGCCGTGCCGCAGAACCGCAGCAAACGGGAAGACCTTGCCGTCCGCATGGCGCTGGAAGACACCGGCCACACCGACATCAGCACTCAGCAGCGGGCGGGTGACATTGCGGTCAAAACCGCCGACCTCAGCATGGGCGTCCCCAAGGAAGCCCCGGCAGAAATCAGGACTGGCTTCCGGGCGCTGGACAGCGACCCTAAGGCGCGCGGTATGCAAATTCAGGCGCTGGGAGCGGGGATGCCGACCGCTGACAAGCGGCGCAATCTTGGCCTTCTTGGGAAAATGAAAGGGTGAGTTTATACTAGCAACTCACCCTCGGAGCCTTCATGTTTTTGCCCAGCACCAAGGACGCCCTGATTGAGTGGGCAATTCGCACTCACAAAGAGTGCATGTCGTCGCAAAAAGAGCGGCTGAACTACTACGCCACTTGGCGGGCCTACTTGATGGCCGGGGCCAACGACATCACCAATCCCAGCGTTCTCAACAAGTGCGGCCCGCATGTGGATCGCCTGCACACGTTCCTGTTTTCCCCGCTGGAAACCCGCTTTCTGGTGGAGTTTGGGCAAAAGGCCGAGCCGACTTGGCAACAGCGGGAACTCGACATCAGCCGCCATCTGACCAAGGAATTCCAGCAATCTGACGTGGACATGGCTTTTGGCGATGCGGTTTACTGGTCGCTGCCTTACGGCGCGGCCTTCGTAAAGCTGGGGGTCAAGACCGCGCTGGAAAGCCTGCCCCAAGCCGCTGACGACTCATGGCTCCGCAGCCTTTTTGGCCGTCGCCGCCGCAGGCCGTCTGCCGCAGGCAAGGGTTTTGTGGGCGACAAGCAGCGTCAGGTCTATGCGGGCTTCGACCCCTACGTTGTCATGCCGAGCCAAATGGGCGTGTGGCGCGAAGACGTGAACGGCCTCGACCGGCAGGAAGTGATCTGCCACGTCACCTACCTCAGCAAGAAAGAACTCTACCGTCGCCTCCGTTATCACCCCGAACGCCAGAGCATCATGGAGCGCGTTCAGGCTGCTGCTATTGATCGCAACGAGGAGGACGAAGAGCAGTTTATCCATCAGGTCATTATTGGCGGCATCAACCCTGTGCAGCCGCAGTCCGGCGCAACCGGGCAGGCCACGCGCGGTCAGGTGGACGTTTCCATGGCTGCCCCCTCTCCGTCCGTCAGCCCGGACGTAGCCCGCGATCTGGTGAAGTTCGTCGAGCTTTGGGTGCTGGACGATGAGCGCGAAGACTACACGACCATCCAATACGTCGAGCCAGACATCCTGATCGAAGGCGGCGACATCCGCCGCAACCTGTTCATCCCCGGCCACCACCCGTTCACGCTCATCCAGCCCAACGAGCAGCAGGGGTATTTCTGGGGCCGCAGCGAGTTCTCGGACCTGTTCCGGCTTCAGGACACCATTACCGACCGCCTGACCGACATCATCAAGACCGGGCGCTTGCAGGCTCATCCGCCCTACGCGCTGATCGGCTTCAAAGGCATCAGCGATGAGACGCGCAGGGCGTTCAGAACGCTGGACGGCCTCATTAACGAGGACATGCCCAACGCCAAGATTGAAAAGTTGGTGCCGGATTTGCCGCAGGATGCTTACCAGCAGCTAGACACGCTGATTAAGTATTTTGACGAGATTGCTGGCTTTTCGCCCATCATGCAGGGCCAAGGCGAAGCCGGTGTCCGCGCCGGTATGCACGCTGCCAGCCTCCAGCGCACCGCCTCTGCCCGCATCCGCGACCGCGCCCTCAAGGTCGAGCGCCAGTGCGCCGAGCTTGGCGATCTGTGCTTTGAAGTTCTTCAGCACAAGGACCCGACTGCATACGGCAAGGAAAACGAAGAATACCTCCTGTCGCAGTGCCCGGACGACCGCACGGTCAAGGTGGACAGCCATACCAGCAGCCCCGCCTTTGTCGAGGACCAGCGCCAGCTTGCCTTCGCACTTGCGAGAAGCGGTGCGGTAACGCCGGAAGGCTTGATCTTGCTGACCAATCCGCCGTTGATGGACCAGCTTCTCATCATGCTGAAGCAAAAACAGCAAGCCGAGGCTGAGTTTATCAAACAGCACCCAGAACTGCTGCAAAAGGGCAAGAAGAAGCGGTAGCTTCTGACCCCGAGTGGGTCCTATTGCAAAACTCTTCTAATAGCCGTAGTCTCTACGCGGGGTACAAAGCGTAGCGGTCTTGGGGCTTTGTGGCACAAGGAGAATCCAAGCCGCTTGCTCTCAGTTGCATAGTGCAACTGGGAAACCGCAGTGAGGAGATTTCTCATGCGTCGTCGCGGTAAGGCTCGTAAGAGCCGTAAGGCGAAGCGGTAAGCTTCGATGATTCCTGTCGCATCTCCGCAAGGGGCTACGCCACCTACTGGACTCTCGCCCATGTCCGGCCCTTCACCCAATCCGGGTCAAGAAGCCGCGTCAATTGCGAAGGTGCGACAGGCTATCGACCTTCTCCAGCAGGCTTTCGGCGGGTCTGACCCGACCGGCGAACTGGGCAAGGCAATTCTGGATTCAATTAAAAAGCTCGGCTCTGTAGCGCCGCCCATGCAAGGCGCTCCCGGCGTAGGGATGGAAGCCCTGCGTAACGCTTTGATGCAGGCCCGTCAGTCTTCGCCCATGCAGGCGCTGATGCGGTCTATGGCTTCCGGTGGCGGTGCAGGTGGTCCTGCGGCTGCTGGCGGTACTCCGGGCGGTATGCCCGCAATGTCTCCGTCTCCGTCTCCAACTGAAGGTGCTTAATCATGGCGACCAAGTTTCCCGGCCCGAACTACAACCAGATCATTGATACCAACCGCGACAAGCAGATCGTTCAGGTTCCTCTCGACGTTCAGGATTATGGCGCACGCAATGTGACCATCAACCAGAACGTGAAGAACTCGATGACGCTGGAACACGTCAAGTCCAAGGGCTAACGGAACTTTTGGGGGAAAGGACTAAACCATGCCTGAGATCACGGACCAGCAGTATCAGGAACTCGTAGGTGCCCACCGACTGATGTCGGCGCTCACCAGCGGCGAACTGCGTGGCGACACGCTGAAGCTCCTGAAGAAGCTCAACCCGAAAGCGCCGATCCCTGAGATCGACGCGGCTGAGCCGGTTCTCAACGAAGTCTCGGCGCTCAAGAAGCAGATTGAATCGCTCCAGAAGAAGCTGGACGACGAAAAGCAGGACGCCAAGCTCCAGATGGCTTTTGACCGTCTTTCTCGCGAACGCGGGATTACCAGCGACGGGCTAGACAAGATCAAGAACCTGATGGTCGAGAAGGCGATTGCCGACCCTGATGCGGCTGCCGACCACTGGGAAAAGCTCAATCCTAAACCGGAACCCATTACGCCTGCGGGCTACGTCGGGTCTTCGTTTATGGATGTAGAGGGGGACAAGAATCTGGAGCCTTGGCTTCAGAACGAGGACCGCGCCAGCGATCAGGCTATCGCGGAAGTCATCAACGAGTACCGCGCTGGTGCGGTAAAGTCTTTTTAGGAGATAACGAATGGCCTCTGCAAACGGTGGTCTGATTGGCACCGGCCTAGTCCCCGGTGGTGCAATCGGTCAGGAACTGGCGAGCATCACTCGCCGCGCGTTCATTCCGAAGCTGATCGTTCAGCTTTATAAGGCATCGCCTGTGCTGAACATGCTGATGCGCGGAGCGCAGCGCGCAGCCGGTGGCGTAGGCCAGATCACCGTTCCGGTGCAGGGCAACTCGCTGGTTTCGGCGGAATGGACCGATTTCGGCGGTTCGTTCAGCCAGCCGCAGGACATCACCGGCATCCAGAATGCCGCGCAGAACCTGACGGTTGCGGCGGTGCCGATCCCGTTTTTCGGAATGGAGTCGCTGATCCAGTCGTCTGAAGTCGTCATCCCGCGTCTCAAGACGAAGATGGCCGACGCCAAGCAGGTGATGGTGCAGCTTCTCAGCAACGCGCTGTTCAGCTTCAACACCCAGCCGACCTATATGTCGGGTCTGCCGCAGGCTTACGACGACGGCACGGGCGCTTCTTCGGTCTATGCCAACATCGACCGTTCGGTTGCCGCCAACTCCTTCTGGAAGTCCACGAAGGTCACTTCGGCGGGCGCGGTGCTGACCCGCTCGGCGTTCATCAAGTACATCCTCCAGACCACCAGCCTTGCTGGCGGCGAGGCTCCCGACCTCATCATCCTGTCGCTGTCCGATTGGACGACGCTGATGCAGGACTTCATGACGGTCGAGCAGTTTAACACCCAGCCGGGTGTGCGCTACGGCAAGGACACGCCGGTTAACGCTGGCTTCCGCGCCCTGATGCTGGGCGACACGCCGATTGTGGCCGACCTCTACTGCCCGAAGGGCACGGCCTACCTCGTCAACACCAAGTACTTCGCCCTGTATCTCTCGGAAGACGCCCCGTTCGCCTTCTCGGGCTTCTACAGCGCGATCCCGAACCTTCAGATTGCCAACATCGGCGTTGTCATCGTGGCGCTCCAGACCATCTGCACCAAGCCCGTCTCGGGTATGCAGATCACGGGCATCACTGGCGGCGCGTTCTAAGGAGAAGCCCACATGCCCGTTATCATTGGCGCAACTGGCCTAAACTTCAGCTCCGCCCCGACCGAGGTGACGCTTGCTGGCGCGCAGGCTTACCTGATCCCGTCCGGCCAGTATTGGCTCGACATTGGCCGCTACACCACGGTGGAGTGGTACAACAGCAACTCGGGCCTCTGGGTCCCGCAGGACTCGCCGGTTGGCATGGCCCGCTACATCGTGGCGGACGGCACCAACTGGCGTCTCATCAACCGCACTGGTTGCCCGACCGCCGCCGTCATCACCAACGTCGGCTCGGGCTACACCTCGGCCCCGACCGTCACGGCTTCGGCTGGTGGCTCGCAGTGGAAGGCTATCGTTGGCGGCGCGATCAACACGACCGTCACCGTGACCACGGCGGGTGCTTACAACTACGTCCCGACCATCGTGTTCAGCGCTCCTCCGGCTGGCGGCATCAACGCCACCGGCACTGTTACCCTTTCGGGCAGCGGTATCGGCAGCGTGACTGTTACCAACGCTGGTGCTGGATACATCACGGCTCCGACCGTGACGATTATTCAGGACCCGCGTGACACGGCGGCTGGCGGCGGTGTCCTCACCGTCAACAGCACGCTGGCTCAGTCCGGCGCGATCACGGCGGTGGTCTGCACCGATCCGGGTTCGGCCGCTCTGACCTCGACCCCCACCCTGACCTTCACGGGTGGCGGCGGTTCGTCGGCGGCTGCCACGGTCATCATGAACTACACCGTCACCGGCTTCACGGTC